GGTGAGAAAATAAAATCTGTCGACAAATATGGCAGACCGTCTACATACATCAACGGCCACAACAGAAGGAAGTATTTTGGAGATGAAGCGACACCTTGGGCGCGTGAGAAAAGATATAGGGCCAAGGTTCCGCAGAAGATCGCGGACAACAAGAGGAATTTTTATCGCAAGCGCAAGCTAAAGGCGATGAAGATTTTGGGCAATAAGTGCGTGAAATGCGGAACCAAGCATGATGGAAAAAATACGCCGATATTCGAGTTTCACCACACAAACCCAAGTGAGAAGGAATATGGCATCACGCGAATTCTCATCAATAAAGCGTGGAACGAAACCTTGAAGGAACTAACCAGATGCGTTTTGGTCTGTGCGAACTGTCACAATAAAATACATGGAGGCGGAGAGTGGTAGAGGTAAATTATAACTACATGAGCGTCGGTCACACGCCAATACGGCTGTGGACAAAGGGCGTTCCCGTAGAAGAAGAGGCACTTCAGCAGGTCAAAAATTCTGCATCACTCCCATTCGTCAAGGGGATTGCTATTATGCCAGATGTTCATTTTGGCATGGGCGCGACCGTTGGCTCTGTGGTCGCAACAAAAGGAGCTATTGTCCCAGCAATGGTTGGCGTTGACATCGGCTGTGGCATGGTTGCGTTGCAGACCGACCTCAAGGCGTCTGACCTCCCTGACAATTTAGGCGCTTTGCGCTCGGCCATCGAGGCTGCGGTTCCTCACGGTCGCACGAATGACGGCGGCGCTGGTGATCGCGGCGCATGGCACGACATCCCTGAAAACGTCGCTATGATGTGGGGCTACGATAGCAACTTCGACATGAAGGCGCGCTACGAGAAGATCATCGCCAAGCATCCGGGCATCGAGACGCGCAAGCATCCGACGCACCACATGGGCACCCTCGGCACCGGCAACCACTTCATCGAAATCTGTCTCGACGAAAACCAGCACGTCTGGATCATGCTGCACTCCGGCTCACGCGGGATCGGCAACCGGATCGGCACGTTCTTCATCGAGAAGGCCAAAGAGGAGATGATTAAATATCACCTCAAGACCTACCTGCCGGACATGGACTTAGCCTATCTGGTCGAGCATACGGCGGTTTTCGATGACTACATCGAGGCTGTTGGCTGGGCGCAGGACTTCGCCAAGATCAACCGCGCGCAGATGATGGGCGCTGTGCTGATCGCTATGGAGTTGACACTGGAGCGCGGCGTCGGCGTGTTGCAGGAGGCAATCAACTGCCACCACAATTACGTCGAGCGCGAGCATCACTTCGGTGAAAATGTGATCGTGACCCGAAAGGGCGCTGTCCGTGCGCGTGAAACCGACCTCGGCATCATTCCGGGCAGCATGGGCGCAAAGTCGTTCATCGTGCGCGGCAAGGGCGAGAAGCAGAGCTTCTGTTCCTGCTCGCATGGCGCTGGCCGCAAGATGAGCCGGACGCAGGCGAAGAAGGTCTACACGGTGGAAGATCACATCAAGGCGACCGCAGGCGTCGAATGCCGCAAGGATGAGGGGGTTTTAGATGAGACCCCTATGGCGTATAAAGATGTGGACGCAGTGATGCGCGCGCAAAGCGATCTCGTCGAAATCCTATTCACACTTAAGCAGGTGCTATGTGTTAAGGGGTAACATGAAACCTTGGTCTGAAAGAAAAAAACTTTCTCTTAAAAAGTGCTGTATTTGCGAGAAAGATTTTCAGCCATATTGTCCGGGTTCCAAGCACTGCGATGGGTGTAAATTAGAGGCCAAGAAAAAGCGACACAGAGTTGGAATGAGAAACTGGAGGAACAAAAATCGCCATCATTGTCGGCTTGTAAAAGCTGACTGGGATTTAAGAAAAATTTTCGGAATTACCTACGAGAAATACAAGGAGATGTTTGACAGGCAAAACGGTAAATGCGCGATATGCCATAAAGAAGGTAATGGGAGGGGTCGTGGAGTTTTGCGCCCTTTGGCCGTCGACCACTGTCACACAACAAAAAGAATAAGGGGGCTTCTTTGCTCTGACTGCAACACTGCAATCGGTCTTCTACGAGAGAATGTAGAGGTGTTGAAATCGGCAATTCTGTATCTAAGGAGGAAGAAAAATGACTAAACCAAAAAAAGTAAAATACGATCCAGTCAATCACCCAAAACACTACAATTCCCATAAATCTGGCGTGGAGTGCATCACCGTGACGCGACACATGAATTTCAACATCGGCAACGCCATCAAATATCTGTGGCGCGCCGGTTCGAAGGGCAACACGATCCAAGACCTCGAAAAGGCCGCTTGGTACATCAACGACGAAATTAACCGCTTGAAGGAGCAACAGAATGGCTAAAGACAATAAAGTGAACGTAACCGCGCGCGTCGGCCTCGGCCTGACATCATGGCTCGGTGGCGCGTTCTGGGTAGCCCACCAGAACGGCAGGGCTTCTGGGATGGCGTTTTCTGGATGTGGTACGTCGGTCGCTATCTGGCCGCGCACTTCACCATGCTGGCTTATTGAGGCGCGCCATGACAACCGACATCACCTACAAACCATTCGATCTGAAGGCACCCGGCGCATACGACCGGCTCGTTGAGACGATGAGCAACCACGACCGGAGTATCTGGGGCCGCGCTGGCTACCCGAAGGACGTGGACAAAATCGTCAAGATGTTCCCGCACCTCGTTCGCAGGATCACCGGCTTTGTCACCACCATCGATGAACCAAACAGGATCGCGCCATGAACCCGCAGCCATCACTTTTCGATTACAAACCAAAACCTTCTTTTGGCACGGAACCACGCAAGCTTGTGCGCCGGGAAGGCACCGACACGTCTGTCGACGCCGCTTGCAAGGTCAACACCAACGTCCTTGAGAAACTGGTTTACAGCGAAATCAAAAGTCATGGCGAAACAGGCTGCATCAGCGATGATGTAAGGGGTGCTTTTCCGCACCTGCCCTATAGCAGCGTTACGGCGCGCTATAAGGCCCTCATAGACAAAAATTTAATCGAGGACACAGGTGAGCGCCGCCAAGGTAACAGCGGACGCTCACAGAGAGTTTTGAGGGCAAAATGAGACCATACGACATCAACTGTTTCGGTGAGGCGATCTTCGCCATCGGGCTGGTCGGCATCTTTTATTACGACTGGAAGATCGGCGCTTGCCTCGTTCTTTGCTGGATGGGCAAAAAACTCATGGAGGTTAAATGACCATAACAGATCAAGGCGCGACGGAAATATCCCGCCTCGTGAACTACGTCGACAGCGAACTGCGCGAGCGCAAGGCTGTCAGCCCAAGCATGGACGTGATTGTCAGCAATTACATCCAGAACCGGGCACACAAGGAACTTGCGGAAGAGGCTTTTCGCAAAAGTAAGGAAATAACTATGAGTGTTTTTGACGTTAAGGCAATCGAGGAGCAGGCCAAAAAGGAATTGGCCCACGAGACCTCACAGATCGCTGTCGGCAAGCTGAAGGAGCTTTATACAAAGCGCGCCAAGGCCCAACAGATCGTGACCAACATCGACCGCGAGATCGCGGGCTATCTGTCGGACATTGAAGAAAACGCAACGTATGAGGCTGCTGGTGTCAACGTACAATCAAACGGGGGAGCTAAGTAGGCATTACGTCAACCTCTTTCGCGGAGACCCTATCCCGCTTCACTGGTACGGCTGGCACACAACGTCAGCGTATCTTTACAGGGAGGGGTGGGAGTTCTTCGCGGAAGAGAGCCTTGACTTTGCCTCCGACAGCCACCGCGTCAGTCTGGGGGCGCGTAGCCCCAAGAAGGATATGGTGCTTTCGGGCCGAATGCTTTTTCACCGCTCTGCCTTGCACGACAGGGAGTGGCACTCGGTATTCATGGAACAGTTGCACGGTCGCGGTTTTGAGATGAACCATTACAAAGCCACCGACCGGGTAATGACGTTTGCTGACGAGGAAATAAGCAGGCTTGGCCTGATGCGGAAGATTGACATTCATAAGTCTGGCCCTTCGATTGCGTTCGACAGGAGTGAAGGCCATGTCCGGATGTTGCGCGACCAATTCCGCATCTTCGAGTACGAACCGGAAGGGACGAAAGAGATATTTATCCAACCAAAATCGGTGGACGCCTGTCTCGATATGATCCTTCAGATGCAGTACCCGGAGCAGGTCGACCTCAAGAAAAAGCTTATCATGCCCGAAACCAGACCTCTCATTCAGGCTAAGATTTTCACTCTCGCTGCATAAGGAAGCAATATGTCTATCGCGTTAAAACTGATCGGCCTCGCCTTGGTTGCCTACTACGATTGGCACATCGCGCTTGGCCTCTACATCTACATGATGGGGGAACATTATGACGACTAAGGAGCAGGGAAAATGGTAGCCTTTAACTTCCAGAAGAGATGGGCACCGGACGTTGAGAGCGGCAAAAAGCCGCAGACGATCCGCAAAGGCCCGGCGCGCGCCAAGGTGGGCGATACACTGCAACTGTACACAGGGCAGCGCACGAAGTCATGCCGCAAGCTGGCGGATGCGATCTGCACAGCCGTGATCCCGGTACGGTTCAACCGCTATTATTTCGCCCTCGACAACAAGCCAATCTACGACGCGGCGCTGGACAAGCTCGCCCGCGAAGACGGCTTCAAAGATTGGGAGACCGCCGTCGATTTCTTCTTCGATAAATTCGATGAAGAACCTGATGATTTTGTCGGCTACCTGTACAAGTGGAGACTGGTCAATGAAAAAAAGAAACCCGTTCGCAAAAGCGGTAACACGCCTGCGGCCAAAAATCGTGCCACCAAGAAAAGGACGAAAAGCCGTGACGCGAAGAAAAATAAAGGCACAGCCAGATGAAAATCCTGAACTACCTAACGGCTGTGAAGATTTTGAAGAATGAAGAATAAGACCGCCCTCGAAGCACTCCACCTTGGCCGCGTAGCCGCTCTGGGGTGCATCGTCTGCGGGATGAGCGCCGGGTGCCACCATATCAGGCATCAGGCTGGCATGGGGCGCAAGAACAGCCATTTTGAGGCGATCCCGCTCTGTCCGGATCATCATCAGACTGGCGGGTACGGGGTGGCCTTTCACGCCGGGCCGAGAGAATGGGAGAGGCGCTACGGCACCGAACGCGAACTGCTGGCGGTGGTCATGGCGAAACTGGAGCAACTTTATGGGAGATACTGGGATGTTCAAAATCAAGTTTGTTGATACCGACCAGACGGTCGTGACGGCCTTAATGAGCGCGTTCAAACATGACGCCACCTACGCCCTCGGCAAGTTCGAAGAGCTTACGACGCCGTGGGATGCGATCATCAGCGCCGGTAACTCGTTCGGCATTATGGACGGCGGCGTCGATCTGGCTGTCCGCAACTTCTTCGGGCCGTCGATCCAAGAGACCGTGCAGAACATCATCCGCGTCCGCCATTTCGGCGAACAGCCTGTCGGCACCGCTGCGGTCGTTCCAACGAAGCACAAGGATCATCCGTGGGTGGTCTACGCGCCAACGATGAGTATGCCGCAGCCCATCGCGCACACCCACAACGTCTATTATGCGATGCTGGCGTCCCTTCACGCCATCGCCACGCACAACAAGCAGGGGCACATCCTCAAAGCTGGCATCATCAAGGAAGTGATTTGCACCGGCCTCGGCACCTTGACCGGGAAGGTTCCGCCGCCAATCGCCGCAACACAGATGCGGCTGGCCTACGAGAACTTTATGGACAACAGCGCAAAGATGAAAACAAAGTGGGAGGACTTCAAGTGAAAGAGCATCCGCAAAGCGTCATTTTGATCGAGAAAACCAAGGTGTCTGACCTGTGGTGCATCGTTGAACGTGGCACCACGCCGCGAGGATTTATGCCCGGCAGGCCGGTCGTGATCGCTGGCTATCAGAGCATCGACAAAGCGCGCGGCGTCCTGCGCGCCGTCAAGGCCGATGGCGTGCAACCATGACAATTTTGCCACTTAACGACATCCAAAAGAGGCTGGACAGCTTCATCAACCACGATAATGTTGGCACCATTTTCCCTGAAAATTTCTTCACGAGCGTTCAGTATCATCTGTCTCTTCTGCAGCACGCCATTGTTGCGTGTGAGAGTTCGGCGAAGACGTTTCGCTGGTACGAAGAGATGCACCGCGCAAAGCCAGATCACGAAAAGGCTGATCGCAACAGGGATTTTGCTTTAGAACAAGAGGGCATACTAAATCGGGCAAGAGAGATAGGTGCGAAATGAAGACTTCCCGGCAAGAGATCACTGAAATGATCGACAAACCGGAAGACCTTAAAAAGCAAGCGACCGTCGAGCGCAGCCATTACTATGTTGGCGGCGCTTGTACGGATGCAATCAGGTTGCTTTATAAGGTTTTGGGCGATCTTCATGGAGGGCAATAAATGAAGATCGTCAGCGGAGGGCACTGTTTTTGGTCGGTGTTTTTTGAGTACCTGTGGGCGCTGATCCGGCACAAAGACGCGACGTTTCACGCATCGTGTCCAAGGCACGAATTTCCTTGGTTTTATTGCCACTATACGAAGAGGACGAAATGTACGGGAAATTCGACAAGCTGAAGGCGGCGGGGCAGCCCACCAGCATGGCTAAGGGGTTCGGCTTTGAAGAGGCCCTACGACTTTTAAAGGGAGGGCGCAAGCTGACGCGCGCCGGGTGGAATGGTCAAGGTATGTTTATCTATATGGTCGGGAAGAGGTCGACTGAAGTGGGGTCTACGGATGAGACGGAACCGCTGGTCGGTGTTCGTCCTGCCGGAATGCCGATTGAATACTCGGTTCGGGTGGATATGCTTTATGCGAACGGTCGCCTTGGGGTTTGGTCTCCGACTTTTGACGATCTGTTTGCGACGGATTGGTCTCCGTTGACGTAGATCGGCGGTAGTAAAAAACCTCCTTGACGCCGGGCCGGTTGATCGCGCCCTTGATGCGCCGCATCTTGCGCTCGATCAAACCGTTGTCGGCAAGGTTCTTCAGATTGACGCTTACCGTGGCCTGTGACACATCGCGCTCGGTGCCACCCTGCTCTTCAGCGAGGTTAATCATGTGGGCTTCCATCATCACAAGGACTTCGAAAGCCGTTTGCCAGCAGAAGTCCGGCAGCAGTTTCACGATCAGTTTGCTGATGGGTTTCTTCGGCTGATGACGCATGGCTTATTGGCAGGCAGAGATAGCGGCTTCCAGTTGCGTCTGGTAGCCGATGTCATAATCACGCTGGGCGAGGCAGGATTTCATCCCAGCGGTCAGGCTGGTGGTCGGCGACAAGCCAGCCAATAGATCGACTGGCTTCGAAACAAAAGGGGCCTTGCACGTTACTTCGACGGGCTTGTCTACCTCCTGCGGAACGTAAACGGTTTCAGGATCGCCGAAGCCCGCGCATCCGGAAAGCAGCAGGAGCGCCAAGATGGATTTTTTCATTACTTACCCCGTGAGAGATAGGATTTAAGAACCTGCTGCGCGCCCGCGCAATCGTTCTGGTTGACCGGCTGGGCCAAGACACTGGCCGCCTTCGTGTTGTCCTGCTGGCGGGCAGCGTCGGAGGTTTTGACGGCGGTTGCAGCGGCGGCGTCACGCTTCTGGTCATCAATGACGATGCCGTTGATCGTTTTGTTTTGCGCCTGCGCCTCGCCACTCATTTCTGTGTTGGCCGTAACGCATGAAGCTTTCTGCGCCGCGTCGGTGACAATTTTGGACTGAAGATCATTGATGGTGGAGTGCTGAAGCCAGCAGACGATACCAAGGCCGATGACGGCAGCCAGTAAGAACGCTATAACGCCTTCCCAGATTGTATTCATTTTTCATCTCCTTCAGATTGATTGCACGACGGCTCTGGCCGGTCGTTCGCGGCGATGATGCCGCATAGGCAAGCCGCTACATAGCACCAACTCGCATAGGGCTTGTCAAGTTGTGTTCCGAGGGTACTGATCGCCACCCCCGTGCCACCCCATGCAAATTTGCGCCAATGGAACAGGCAGAACGAGAAAGCGCGCTTCATTTACCCCTCCGTGTTCCATAGTGCGACTTCGGCGGTGCGGCGGCGGACAAGCCCGGCAGAGACAGCGCCGCCCGCTTCATCCCACAACATCATGTGCGCTGGCACGTCCGTATAATCCCCCGTGTTAAGCAGGTGAAGCGCGGAACTACCCTTGAAGTGGCCGGAGCCGATATTGAAGACGAAGCAACACAGGGCCGAGAACTGGTTGTCGGTCAAGGCGACAGTCACCATGCGTGTCACACAAGCCTCCGCCGCAGCCAGATCGCTCTCCAACCAAGCATCAGCCTGATCTTGGGTGCAGGTCTGGCCGTGGAAGACATCGGGGCCGGTGTGGCCGTACCCGATGGTGATGATGTTGTTTGGGTCGTAATAGGCAACGGCTTCGAACTTTTCGAAGCTTTCGATCAGATCACGACCGGCTTGATTGCATTGCATGGTGGCCTCCTAAGCCAAAAAAGCGAGAATTGCAGCCGCCCAGATTGATCCGGTGCCGAACTCCGGCCATTCCGTCGAGTTGCCAGCAAGGCTAGGCAGCGTCCACGGCACATACCAGAGGATCAAGTAAGCAAGAGGGTATCCGGCAGCCAAGACGCTGATAGCGCGCCCAGCGTGGCCCAGAGCCTCTACAGGATCACCACCTATGACGACAGAGACCAGAGAAGCGCCGCCAAAGACGATCAGCCCACGGATCACGCCAACAGACAGCATCCCGAAG